GCGCGCCGGCGCCATCGGCGGCCGCGGCGCACCGGGGCCGGCTGGCGCCTGGGGCGCGCCGGCCTGCGGGCGACCGGCGAGCGCCTGGCGCGCGCCCGCGCGACCGCGCGCCGGAGTGCGCTGGCCGGTCGGGTTCTTGTCGAGGGCGCGGATACCGTCGACGCGGTTCGGCTTACGGGTGCGACCAGGGGCTGCGGGACGACGAGTGGCCATCTACTCTCCTAGTCTACCTGTTCTAGAAGTTGTTGGCCAGGTCGACCTTGGTGCGGTCGTTGACCGTGTGCTGCGGTGCCTGCGGGATCATCGAGCCCTGCGGAGCGCCACCGGCGTCGGGGTTCGTCACGAAGATGTTCACGACGTTGCCGGCCGGATCGGTCACCGCGGCGGGCTCGTTCCCCTCGGTGGGCCGACCCGTCAGGGGATCGAGGCCGAACCGCTGCCGCTTCTTGTCGATCTTCCCGATGCGGTTGCGGCCCTTCGCTCGGATCACGTCGGCCTTGCCGGTCTTGCCGTGGGCCTCCGCGCGCTCGGCGCGGCCCTCGAACCGTGTGGCGACGCGGTTGGCGCGGCGCGTGGTGCGCGCGTCTACGCGCTCGGCACGCGACCGCCTCATACGTTCGCCCCTGGTGAAGCGCCCTGGCTACCGAAGGGGTTAGTCGGTGGCATCTCGCCCTCGACGGACGACTCGCCCACGGCCGGGGTCATGCCCGGCTGCGCGTAGGGGCTCGCCTGCTTCTGCTGTCCCGCCGGCGTCTGGAGCGTGAGGAGGAGCGACTGCCGCTGCGCGTCCTCGCTCGCTCGCCACTCCAGCTCGGTCGGGTCGATGTTCACGGCGCGGATCGCCTTCTCGACCAGGCGCGCCGGGTTGTACTGCGTGACGAACGCCTGCTGGAGCATCGGGTTCGCGGTCACCATCTGCGTGACCGTCGAGAGCTTGCGGAAGTCGTTCATCCGCGTGAGCAGGTTCCGCAGGCCCTTCACGTCGAACTTGACGTTGTTCGCGAAGAGGTAGAACCGCTCCTCGGTCGTGAGCTGCTGGAGGAAGGTGGCACGCTCCGGCCCGAGTATCTCGACCAGCTCCGGCGAGCTGAAGTCGTCGAGGCCCTGCCAGATGGTGAGCCACACGAGCTGGAGTCCGGGGACGATGAGGTTCCGCTCCAGCCGGCCGGCCAGGTTCTCGTACAGGTTGCCGCTCGCCTCGTCCGCGAGCACGGCCTCGGTCGCCGGCGCCTCGCGCGGGCTCGTGGTGTTCGGGAACGAGGGGGTGGCCATGCCCTTCTCACGGGCCGCACCCAGGCGCTGGAGCATGTCCATGCCGTACTGCGGCGTCTGCGTGCCCTCGTCGACGCGCTCCATGAACTTGGCGTTGAGCGGCGCGCCCCGCTTGAGGACCGCGGTGAAGCTCGGCGGGATGCCGCGCGAGATGCTCGTCGGGTCCGCGAGGAGGTCCGAGGGCGCATGCCGCGTGCCCCACACCGACGCGATGCCGCCGTCGATCATGAGGCTGGCCGTCTCGTTCTCGGCCTCCGCGATATCGCGCGCGTGATCGACCATGGCCTTCGCCACCGGCGAGAGCGGCGCGTGCAGGAGGGACGCGCGCAGGAGCGGCCGGCACTGGTGCCAGTTCGGGTTGGGCGTCGGCGGTCGCAGGAGCTTGCCGTTGACGGTCGTCAGGAAGCAGTTCCGGTACTTGTACTTGCCGCTGCTCGGCTCGACGACGTTCCCCCAGAACTCGCGCACGCGCACCTGGTTCGGGTCGTCCCCGAGGAGCTTGCCGACCGGGATGCCCGAGCGGATCGCCTTGTCGCGGTCCGCTTCGAGGGCGGAGATGTAGTTGCTCAGGCCGGCGATGACCTGCGGGTCGTAGTCCGGGTTGTCGCGCAGCTCGCTGATGTGCCGAGTCACCTCGTGGATGTGGAACAGGTTCAGCGCCGAGGGGTCGGGGTACGAGTCCTCGAAGGGCACCAGGTCCATCCCGAGGCGGAAGGTGCGGAGGAACGCCTTCGTGATCTGCTGGGACTGCCGCTCATAGGTGCGCGCCGGCGGCCGGCTCTCGTCGGTGTACTCGGCCTGGAGGTCGAGCAGCTCGCTGCCGCCCGACTCGTCGCCCGTGTTGTTCGCGTCGCTCACCGACTCCAGCATGTAGGCGACGCGCTCGCTGTCCACGCCGAAAATCTTCCAGCATATCTCGCCCTCGATGAGGCCGAGGATGATGGAGTCCGCGAGGAAGCTCGGGAACGAGTAGGCGGTCTCGTGCTCGTCACCGGGCTTCCAGAGGCGATCGAGGGAGTGCGCGACGATCTTCCGCAGGGTGTCCGGGTCGAAGACGGACAGCCCGCCGGGCGCTTCGATGGCGAACCAGTTCTGGAAGTTCACGAGCTGGTTCTCGATCACGGCCGCGGCCTGGTGGATCGCCATGGGCAGGTCGGGCAGGAAGATACGGCTCTGGCCGTCGATCTTGCTGCTCCAGTCCTGGATCATGTGAAAGGCGTTCCAGTTCCGGCGGTTCGTCTGGAGGCGTGGCCACCGCACGCGCCGACTGCGCTCGCGGTGCATGTCGGTGATCGAGACGATGCGGCCGGACTCCTCGGGGACGATGATGGTCGGGCCGGTCTTCGGCCGCGAGGGCGTGCCGCCGGCGAAGGACTTACCCTGGCCGTCGCTCAGGCCGGCGCCGCCGCTCATCCCGCCCATCGTCTGCGGGCCGCCGCTCATGATGCCGGCGTCAGGGGAGGGCGTGAGGGCCGCACCGAGCCCGCCCTTCGGCTTGTTCGGCGGGAGGATATCCGGCAGGGTGCCGAACGTGGGCGCGGTGACCGGGCTCGCCATAGCTACCTCTCAAGACTACCAGTTAGCGCCGGCCGAGGCCAGCGTAGCCGGGGCTCGGCATCCGCACGAAGCCACCGCTCGTCGTGCCGTAGTCGTTCGGCCGTGCCGCGCCGGACTCCGCCGAGGCGACCGGCTCGCGCGCGACGGCCATGTACCCCCAGCCATCGCTCGTGTGCGTGCGCTGGAAGTACGGGTCCTTCTTGTCCTTCGCCTTCAGGATGCCGCCGTGTGCGTCGCGCTGCACGGTCTCGAAGTCCTCGGTCAGCTCGGGGCACCGTGGCGCTATCTCCGCGCGCACCTCGCCGTTGATCCCGCGGAAGAGGAAGTTCACCGCGTTGATCCGGTCGCGGATGTGCGGCTGGCGCTCGGGGATCATGGGCGACACCGGGTAGGGGAGCACGCGGAAGCAGTCCATCAGCACGTCGTAGTCGGACTTGTCCGACTGCGGAGAGCGGCAGTACTGCGCCGTCGCGTCGCCGTAGATGATGGCCTCGGCGCGGTGCGTGGGGTAGCGGCGCACGAACTCGCGGCCCAGGTCCTGGAGCGTGCCCACGCGCATGACTATCTCGTCGTAGCCGCGGTAGATGCGCCCGTGCTGCTGCGCGATCACCATGGTCATGGGGGACACGTTCGAGTCGTAGCAGAGGTAGAGCGGGATGTTCCGCCGCATCGGGATCGGCGCGTCGTACGGATGGATGCGCTTGTCCCCGAGCAGCGCGTTCACGTGGATGCCGCTGCGGAAGTTCCCGTAGGCGAGGTCGCCCATGATCTGCGGGAGCCACGCGCCGTTCAGACGTATCTCGCGCTCGATGCTGCCCGGCGGGAAGAGGGCTTCGAGAATCTCGATCTCCTCCTTCGGGATGTGCGGGTTGTCATAGATTTTCGCGCCCTGGAGGTGGAGGAACTTCGGCCGGTTGCCGGCGAGCCAGGGCTTGATCTTCTCGATGTAGAGCCACGAGATGCCGCCGGCGAGACCAGGGGGCGGCAGGAGCGTGCACGCGCCGCGGATGAGGAGCCGCCGGCCCGCGCCGCGCCGGATCACGCACTCGTTGTAGACCAGCTTCGGCGGCGCCTCGTCGAAGCCGATGAGGTCCTTCTCCGTGCCCTGGAGGCGGAGCTGTCCCTGCTCTGCGGCCTTGAAGCCGATGAAGCTGCCGTTCTTCAGCTTGAGGACCTTCTCGTTCTTGTTGAACGCCTTCTCGGTGCACCCGCCGACCAGCTCATACTGCGGGATGAAGGGCGGGTGCTGGCCGGGCGGGACCTCTCCGTTGTCGAAGAGCTTCGGCTGCATGATTTCCCGGCTCATGTCGAAGGTGAGGGAGACGCACCAGATAGCCGCGGCGCGGTCGCGTATCTCCATGCCGCCGGCGTAGGACGCACGCGGGTCAACCACGCCGTGCCGCGCCGTGCTCGCGATGGCGGCGGCGAGCACGTCAGACTTCCCGCAGCGGTTGGCCGCGATGAACCACGCCTCGGCCTCCTGCCACGCGAGGTACGTCGACTGCGGTGCAGTCGGCTGCCAGGTCATGAGCGGGTCCTCGGCCTGCCGCTCCTTGAGCAGCCGGCCGACCCAGAGGTCCTTGCTAGCCACGCGCGCTCGCGACGGCCTTCGCCCTGGCTACGATGCGGTCGACCAGGCCGCGCGCCACGGCGACCTCGACCAGCGTGTCGAGTAGCTCGGTGTCACCGGCGTTCGTCAGGTCGGGCCGGGAGTCCGGGCCGCCCGTCAGGAACTCGCGCAGCCTGGCGGCTTCGTCGACGGTCTTGGTCATGGCCGCGAGCGCACGCGAGAGCTTCTCGACCCAGACGACCAGGTCGCGCGCCACGTCCCGCATCCACACGTCCTTGGTGACCTCCTCGCCCTCGCGGTCCATGTACGTGACCTCGTACACGACGCCGGTCTTCGGGTCGCGGCGGTTGACCGGGCTCATCTCGTCGTTCAGGCCGCGACGCACCTCGACGCCGATCGCCGCGAGGAAGTCGGCCACCAGGGGATGGAGCACCTCCCAGGCGTCGAGTGCCTGGCCGAGCGCGCCGACCGCGCGCACGATGGGCTGGTCGAGCTGCTTCGGCTCGACCTCGCCGGACTGCCGGACCGTCAGGGCTCGGTTCGCCACGAGGACTCCTTCTCCGAGGGGGCTGCCACTGGTGGCCGCGCCCCCTCAGATTTCATGATACCACGTTGGGGTGGGTAGAACATGAAGCCCCCTCACGTGTCCAGTTTTTCATGACGGCAGGGTCGGCCGCGCTGGGGCCCCAACCGCCGATCGAGGTATCCCGCCACCTCCCACTCTAGCATGCTAGCAAGAAAGAGCAGGGCGCCAAGACCCATCAAGGTGAGGGCTAGCGGGGCCATCAAGACAGCAATGCTGAAGCGGGCCAGGGCGCATGTGTATCTTGCTAGCAAGAGTGAGAGGGGGGCCGGGTTCCAGCGGTTCATCTGCTGCCTACTAACTTCGCACGCCGCAGGCGCTGAAGCCCTCCGGTGAGCACCCACGCGCTCAGCACGTTCATCGAGGTCCACGCGCGCGTCGGTGCGCCAGGCAGCCGAGAGACAGGGCTAGGGCGCGTGCGCTTCAGGTGCTTCTGCCACGTGCCCTGTGCGAAGTTGCGATCACGCCAGCGCGTAAAGCCCATCGCGCGGCATGCTAGGTAGATGGAAGGCCAGCCGATGATAGCCACGTTGCCGTCTGGGGCGTGCTGCGCGAGCACACCCTTCCACCAGGTGAAGGTCTCATCGGCCGTCATGCTGGCAGGGACAGCTCGATCACCTTGACGACCCAGCCCCGAGGGATCACGAGCCAGGCGTCGCCCTGATCGAAGTCGCGCTCGGTCGAGGCCGGGTCGAAGGTCGCCGCGATCACGATGCGGTCCTTGTCCTTCAGGACTAGTTATCCGAGGCTGAAGCGCCGGTCGAGCTGCATCCGCTCCCTGCCCTGCTTCAGGTCCATCTGGTCGCTCAGGCTCGATGCGTCGAGCCACTCGACCTCCACGATCTGCGGCTTTCCCTTGTGCGCCACGGTTCAGGACCTCCTCGATGGTAGGCACGGAAACCCTTTATCCAATGGGTTCTAGGGCCTGTTGAGCCAGAGAACTATGAAGGTGAGGACGAAGCACAGCTCCATGAGCGCGATCGTCGCCCACACGAACTTCGAGCCCATCACGCCTCTACGATGTTGAACGAGAAGTCGACGCGCTCGACGTGCCCAGGCTCGACGGCGTCCTTGCGCGCGCTGAAGCCCACCACCAGCTCGTCGTCCTCGATCACGATGCCCTTGACGGCATCGAAGATCGCACGCACGAGCTTGTCGAGGTCACCGCGCAGTCGGCCTGGATTCTTGCCACCCTTTGTCGGGGTGATATAGAAACGCAGGTTCGCGTGACACCGTGACCTGATGAGCGGCAGGCCGCGCATCTCCCTCGTCGCAACCGCGGCCACGATCGCGCGCCACGCCTTCATCGACTTGGGGTAGTACAGACCGCCGTGAGGACTTCGCACCAGCGTGCCTTGCGGCACCGGGTGCCCTTCCGCAACCACCTTCACCACCATGGGGTCCATGATAGACCCTCCCTTCCCTATCCGTCCAGCGGCCTATCTTGAGGCGCCGTCCTACCTGGTCGAGCAGCTTGTGGCAGGTCGGGCACAGCCGCACCCACTGCCACAGCTCGTCGTCTGACGCGAGCAGCACGCGCTGCACTTCGATATAGCCGGCCGCGTCAGCCTCGGGCCCGCTGCGTACAGCGCGCCTGTTCTTAGGCACGAG